GTTCGGTTAGTATTCAAACCATTGTTCCTATTGGTGTTCAAACCATTGTTCCTATTGGTGTTCAAACCGTTGTTCCTATTAGTGTTCAAACCATTGTTCGTTCGGTTAGTATTCAAACCATTGTTCACTAAGTTGGTATTATTAACATTGTTCACTGCTGTGTTAGTGCTGGCATTCACTGCTGTGTATTTGTTAACAGTTACACGAGACTTCCTGGCAAACTTGACAGGTTCGTGCACTTTCATGTAACGCAAGCGTTTACCGATTGCGCCAACAATCTGGATTTTAGTCATTTGATCAACATTCTTAAGATCAACCTTACGCGCAATCCTTTTGAGGTCTGTGCGCTTTGTGGTAGAATCGAAGAGTAACTCATAATCATTTGGTTTTAAAGGTGACTTCTTGTCCACCAGATAAGTACGACTGGAGTTCATGACTAAAGGGGGTAAGGGTAACTTACCTCCCTGGATATCCTCGTACGCCTGACATATTTCATCTTTTGTTAACTTAACATCTACTCCGATGTTGGTTTTGATCAGCTGGCGGAGATTTGCTATATCCGCGTTTGGATCACACGCATCCATTATATATATTAAGTTAACAAAAAAGTGTAACGAATTATTTTATAGTTTTATATCCTAAATTATATAGTTTAATTTTATCTTCATACGACATATTGAAATCAAACACATTAGTTTCACCAATATCAATTTCAACCAAGTTTACATCCTTATTATGCTCACTTCTATTTACAATAGTTGCACGAACGAGGGACTCTACAAACTGTCTTGGTGTGTTTATTTCTTCTTGGTAAATCTTATCCATTTTTAATTTAATACATGTAATTTCATATGGCTTTTTATCTAAAAATGGTGAGAGGGGATATATTTCCTGTGTACCACCGTCAACGTATGTTTTACCTTCATATTTACCACACGCAAATATGAGAGGTATAGCCATACTCATACATACAGCGTCAATTACTTTCATTTTAGGGTGAGTATCACGTGAAAAATACTCCGTAGTTGAAGTATTTAAACAGTATGCTGAAATGTATATTTTCATATCTAATTCTTCAAATGTAGGGTCACACCCACACAATTCGACAATTTTGTCACGTATAGGATCTAAATCAACAAATCCAAATTTGGTAAAGAAGGAGCCTATACGTATTTTAACAAATTCGGGGATATTGAATGTGAGTGCGATATTTAGTATTTCATCAATAGATACCCCCAATGCTAAGAATAAAGCTATAATTGAACCAGCTGATGATCCGGAAATCTCCTTCACATCTACCAATTTAGATTCAAGTCCTTTTAAGACTCCAATCATTGAGAATATCCCCATTGAAGCGGGACCCAAAACGAGGTACTTCATTCTCCTACTTAGTAGAACTGAGGAAATTGCTTGCGAAGTAACGCGAACACCACAGCGAACACAACCGCGTGAGTCACAGCGGCAGGGATACTGGTTTGTCCCGACTGGAAGACACCGCCCGAGCCAGGAGGGAGGGTAAGAAGAAGACCTGGGGAGAGGGCGATGAAGAGAGAGGTGGTCACGAGAAGATCGGTCTTGGTGAGCACGAGACCCATGCAGCGCGCGACGAGGCTGAACACAAGGAAGAACACAAGCGCGTGAAACATAACGGTCATCTGATTGGTCTTGCCGTTCATAAACTTCACGTTTTTGCCCGCGGTAGTCACAAGAATACCGGGGCTTAGAGCCAAAAAAAGGGCTGCAGGGAGGGCAACTTTTTGCGAGGTGATATCGGGGACGGAGAACATTTAATATAGATGCATATAATTTTTGACGAAACGAGTAAAGTTATTAAACGTAGCACCTCTCATCATTTCTTCATGAAGACCGTTTTCATTAATAGCACGCCTGAGATTTTTCCATATATGGGAAAGTCTCTCTTCATACCACCCGGTCTGTTCTTCATATTCCCAAATAGTGCGTTCTGGATGAGGCATATGCTCCGTAGAACAAAACTCTACAAAATCACAAAACTCGCCTGAGTGATTCATATGAGCATCATATGCCAATGTGTTAATCATATTCCACATATATCGTAGTTCATCTGAATATTGGACTTCCCAGTCTTCAATATTAAGAGGAGTGTCATCGTTGTATTCATCGTCATCACTACCACCAACAACATCGTTGTAAGCGGTAGCTTCGTATACGTATTGGCTCCAAACCATGGTTATTACTTATCTTCTTTAGAGGGTTTATCTTTTATACCGGTTAACGAAATAGAAGTGGACTCTTTGGTCTTTAGACCGTCCTGGATGGCGTTTAAAGCACCCTCGACTTTAGCTTCATCTCCACCGAAAAACTTAAGAAGTCCATCCTTAATAGCATCCTTATTGATTCCAGACTTTCGGACACTCTTACGAATGCTAATCTTTCCCTTCCTGAGGTTAATGGTATCGATACCCTGAGAAATCATATGCTTCTTCACAGACTCCTTCAGTCTCTTTTCTTCCTGATTTAGGATTTTGATATCAGATTTTGCGTCAGAAAGTTGCTTTGTGAGATCTACAAGCTTAGATACGCTCTCAGAAAGTTCACTTGGTACTGACATATTTATTATATAAAAGTAAGATCTAATCTTTAAGTATTTAGTTAAGGGGGCGCATCATGGTATCGGGAACAATGGTGGAGTTGTTCCAAACGAAAGGATCCTTGCTGTTAGGAGGCTCGGCACGGATCTGCTGGTTAGCGTTACGGAGGGCACCGCCAACGGACTCGGGGAAACCAACCTGAGCACGGGGCTCAAGGAAGTTCTGACCAGCGAGGATATCTTCGGGCGCGAACTCACCAAAGTCCTCCTGGGAAGCTACCTCACGGGGGAGGAGAGAAGAAGCAAGACCAACACCATTCTCCATACCACAGCCAGAGCCGTTGGCAACAGGGGCGGCAGTGGGACCAGCAGAGGGACCGGCACCGACAGCAGCGAACTCACGCTCCTTAATAGAATACTCAGACTTGTTGTTAAGAGTAAAGAGAACATAGACCAGTGCGACAACGGCGAGGACCATAAGTAAGTTTTGGGTACGACCCTTCTTCATCATGTTTTATATTAGGTTAACAATTTTTTTTACTGTTCATCATCCGAAAGACTGACAAAAGCAAATCCGTCTGGGTAAGTGTCAAGAATTGGGTCTGGGTGAACCCTGACCTGGACAACATTCCACGAAGATCCGAAAGATTTCTTAGCAAACCAAAGACCCGCAAATTCGAGAATGACATCACAAGACTTCTCGGGATGAACATTCTCAAAATCCACCTCCTCCTGCTCAACATTGAAAATCTTCATAACCTCAATACGTTCCCCTGTAAGTTGACCGTCTGCAATACTGGAAGTGTATGCACCCTCAACAACCTTTTCACTGAGCTTCTTACCAAACCAAGTCTCAGCATTCTCAACAGCGGCACCGAGATTCTCAGTATCAATCGCTTGAATCTTGGCAATGTTCTTCTCAGACTCAAGATTTATAGCAATATCACCTGAAGAGTCCAAAATCTTAACACCGTTCAACTGAACGAGGCATTTACGCTTGGAATCATTGAGAGCCTTCACAAAATAGAGACCATCTTCACCTTTAGCTGGGGCGTTGTAAAGCATTTTATATATGGTTTGTGTCTCATTTCTTTAAACCAACAAATGGTATAGCAGCTGACTTATTTAACATATTTTTAGGGACCCACGCGTTTCTCCTGGGATTATAACCATAGAGAGTGTTTAAAGGGTTTATGTTCTTTGGTAATTTCTTCGCATTCACGGGTCTCAAATTAACTTCATTCTTCACATACGAATTGTTGTTTACATTTTTCCATGTTAACGATTTGAGATTCAGTTTCTGATTACCAGATGATTTTTTGTACCCATTTATGTTAGTATTATTTGTAACAGGTTTCAAACCATGAACAATCTGTTTGGACAACTTATCTTCTGATGGTTTAGTTGTAAAGTTTTTATACTTGTAAGGATCTATACGTTTAGCCTGAGATACAGATACCTGTGCATTCTTCTTTGTCGCTGGAGCACCTTTCCTCGTAATTAATCGCTTTACTCTCTTGAAAATATCTTCAATCGAATTAGAAGCAGTAACCTTCTTATCAAGGAGTTGTGCAAGCTTAACAAGACGTTGACGATCCTTTTCTTTCTTTTCTGGACGAAGATTGAGTTTACTCATCAGATAGATGTCTTCAATCAGAAACTCTTTACTCGCTACAAAAACCTTGTTATTGGTAACCAATTTACCAGTGTTTTGATTTCTGTACGTTATACCCTTACGCCTTGTTAAAACAACCTCATATCCAAACTCCTTTGGTCTCATGAATGGAATATCAAGAATACCACCGAGGGTCACACCTTCAATTTTACCGCTATTGGGTGAAAAGAAACGAACGTTTAAATCAAGTGCAAATAATTCAACATCAATGAACACATCCCCTTTCTTGGGAGCGTTGGTAGTACCGGACTTCTTCTTTTTGATTAAGGTGTATCTACGTGTTACAGATGCACCAGAAGGTGGAATACTAAGACCCAAAAACTTAAAAAGTTTTGGATTCTTAGACTTTACGAGTAACATCCGCTTTCTAACGCGTGCATTTAAACGCTTAGATATCTCACCCAATTTATCCCAGAGAATGAGTTTAGTTGCTTGAAGTTTACCAAAAAACTTTGGGTTAACAGACATACGTGGAACAAACTTTGCATCTATATCAGTTGTGACAATCCTGTTTTTGTACTCTACGTATAAATTGAAAGCTTCACCACCACTTACAATTACATCACCCATAGTCTTCATATGTTCAGAAATCTCACCAATAGTTTCCAATATGATATCTCTCAAAGAGTTAGTGACTGTTAAGTATACAATCTTCTCAAAATCTTTATTTTTATG